CTCTTTGCGGTCCGTATCGGTTACGCCGAATTGCTTCCCAATCATCTGGAGCTTGTCGATCTTCAACTTTTCCAACTCGGCGCGCGTGTGTAGTGTCTTCTTCTGTTCAGGCGGGGCTTTAACCTTTGGCGGATTCGCACCGCCATGCCTGACTTCCATGACCTGTTTTGCCATGATTTCTCCTTGTTTTTTTAATCGATGAATTCGAGCTGGAAATCCAGACCGTAAACCGCCAGTTGCGGTTCAACGATTAGCGGCTGACGTCCAACAAGTTCCAGCCCGACTATGTCCGATTTGCCCAGATTGTTTTTATGTAAAAGCGTTTTGACATCGTCGGCCATCTGCGAGGCTCCCTTGTCATCGTCCTTGGCTTTGAAATTTCCCCGAAGAGATTGAGCCGCGACAATTACAGAGATACGCATTGCCACGTTGTAAGTGACCAAAGTCGTTACCTCACTGAACCGATCGCCAGACCATGCTACGAAGCAGGCAGGCAAACGCTTGGTGAGTCCTTTCAAATCATCCACATTGAACTGGCCGTCGTATTGTTCGAAGGCTTTGCAGTAGGTATTGAGCGGAGCTTTGTCGAGCTCCGTCAAAACCAATTGCTCTATCTCTGAAATCGTGTAGCTCATTTAAAACCCCGACATGGAATCGTTGGTGAAAATTCGAGTGTCACTTTCCAGATCGACCTGCGCACCAGAATTTTCCGGCGACGGTGTATCGACGCCAAGCTCAACCAGTCCGCGAGACACATCGCGAAGAAACTTGATGGCATCGTCACGACGTTTCTCAACGTCTTCAGGAATACCTTTTCTGCGCCCGTATAGACGATAGATAGCCAGATCAACGACAAGGGCTTGTATGATGACGGGGACAGGGCTGACTGGCGTTTTATAACGCACAGCCAGGTACCCGTCTGCCTCCCCCTCAGAATTTGAAATGGCCGCAGAAACAATGGCATCGTCAACAGACCCTGAGTTTGCATCGTCTGTCAGCCCGATCAAATCTTCCAGCGCGAGCTGTTTCAGGATGTCGTCTTTTACGATATAAGCCATGATTTACGCGCTCTGCTTCGTGCGGGCAGAGATGATGGCATCTGAAAGAACGTCTTTTGAAGTCCCTGTGACATCAAGCTTTTCCCCTATGGCTTTTAGCTCTTCCATAGTCATTGCCATCAGTTCCTTTTTTTGATCGGTGGCATTAACTTTCGTTTTTGACTGAGAACCATTATTTTTTGTATCAGGTAAAACCTGAACAACGAGCATAGGTTCGGCTTGCAATTGCGCGAGCTGTGCCTTGCTGAAATGATCGTTCTTATATTCTGTTAGTGTGTCTGGGTGTGCGATGCCACAGCGTCTGAATCCGTTGCGTTTAGAGGTTATGCAAATCATTGGTATCTCCAGATATAGGTTTTAAGTTCAGGCGACCTAAAAGGCCGCCATTCCTTGCGTTGAGTTCAAGAAATTATTCAAACAGTTCCAGTTGACCCGATCGACATTTGCCAAAAACCATAGCCACCGCCTGCGCGAGCCTCTGCGCTGAACAGGAAGTTTCCTTTTGAGAAAACTTCATCAGAATCCGCGCTGGTCTGGTTGACAAAAACAGGCTTCTTTCGATCCTGATAGATATAGGTTCTGATAGGCTTGCTATTGTCTAAAAGGAACCAAGCTGTCGAGCTGGTGAGATCCGGTTCCACCACGACTTCAGCGTCGCCTTTGTAGGGGTTGACGGAACCATCCGCAAACTTCTCAGCACCCATCAATATTTTTGCTGTGTCTTCCAAAGCGGAAGGGACCAATAAAACTTTGGGACGAAGCTTTAAAGACTGACCTTCTTCGTCTTTCATGCCAGTTAGAAGAAGCTTGGCGGCACCATAAGAGGCTTGAGCTTCAGCAAGAGTCCCGGCTTTGAGTGCCGCTGTAATTTTATTCGACACGCTGGCTCCGTTCACTTCATGATCTGTGTCGTGAACGTATTGCCCGTCGTAGGCCAGATTGACAAAACTGTCATTGACCAGAGGAATGACCACGTCACTCGGTAACTCTGCGGCACTCTGACCTGCCGCTTGAGCCATAGGCCCATAAATTCCGATATTGTCATCATCAATATCATTTCGCTTTACCTCTACGGTCGCCTCATAGTCATCGTTTTCGATTGTGTGTTTGTAAGCCTCCAATCGTTTTCGATACTTCTCTCCAATCCACTTGCGCATTTTGGGGAAACGACTCAACCAGGTGTAATCCTTTTGCTTGGTGGTCGAGGGTACGATTGTCGCAATTTTCGAAACCGTATCAGAGGGCGCGCTCTGCAAAGCCTTATTAAAAATGGTCAGCAGATTTGTGAAAATCGCCGATACATTTGCTCGATTGACTATCATGTTTGTGTTCTCCAGAATTTAAATTGTTTGAGTCTTATCGCGGCCCAGACCCGTCTAGGCCGATGCGATGATTCCTTGTTTTTTGAGCTCTGCGATCAATGCATTTACAGTTACCTTGATCGCGTCCGAGAGATCCGCTACAGACTGGACGTCGGCCTGCACATAACCAACCCCTTGAACGTTGGAGTCGGCTTGCGTGACACTGTCTACCAGCGCACCTATATGCGGCAACACTTCAACCCAGCCTTTTGTTGCTGATTCCACATCAACCAGAACCCCCGCCATGACTTTATTTGTTGTCACAGTTGTTTGCACAGTTTGATCGTCTGCGACGTACACGGGCTTGCCCACATCCGCGTCAGTGAGTCCACTGGAAGTAAATTGAAAAACACTTCGACGAACCTGAATGGTTTTCCCTCCATCCGCACCTGCTGAGTTATCAACCATTTCCTCGGAAACACCTTGGATAACCAGACCCGCCGTGTCAGATGCTGGATGCGCATATCCATTGGCGTCGATTGCAACTAAAGTCCCGCCGTAAATTTTCTTTGCACCTTTGACAGGGAGAGAAAAAATATTCCCATCCCGCCGAGGTGTATTTCTATCAGCCACAGAAGCCGTCATGATTTAATCTCCAAATTTCAGGTTAAAAATTCCTTTGAACTGGTTTCCACAAGGTCACTACTTTTGTTTCATACCGCCAAACTTGACCAGATCTTCATTGGTGTTTCCGAATTGCTTGGCGATCAGCCGAGTGGCATCGTCAATGATTTCACCGTTATCATCTTCAATCGGATCGGTTTTTTTGTTGATGGGGACAACGGGTGTGGCCTTGGCAATAAAAGTCGCGAATCCTTTAGGGTCAGTCGTTGCGTAATCGGTCGCCCATTCCTTTTGCGCTGATGAAACCTTGCCGTCTTTCATTGCAGAATTTACGAGTTCCACCGCCTTCATTTTTGCGATGTCTTTTTCCAGTACTGCGACGCGGTCCTTGTCATCGTTCCCAGCGTTTTGTTTCATTGCCAGAACAGTTGCTTTCACTTCAGACAGCGTTGCGCCTTTATCGAGGTCGAGAGCCTTAATTATTTCGACCGGGATCACTTCTTTGACTTCCGGGATGTCAGCTTTGGCTTTACAGGCAATCACTGCCTGAACCACATCATCGCCAGACGATTCCGGCTTGAGTCCCAGAGTTGCGGCTATTTTTTTCAGATCTTCATCCATGTCATTCTCCTTTGTTGAGTTATTTTTAAATTCAAACTTACTGACGACGGGTACCATGCCGTCGATTGCAGGGTCATTCGTTAACGCCGCTGAGTGCAATACATCTGGCAGTCCTGTCTTGCCGTCGAATTTTCGTGACAATAAAACAGGAGACAGGTAGCGATATTCTTTTTCTTTAAGATAGTCGCGCGCCTTTTGCGTCCACTCAACCTTTGCCCAAAGACCTGATTGTTCTTTATTAATGAGTTTTTTGATCCAGCCTGCGGCGGGGGCCTGGACGCCATCAAGAGTTTGGTGTTCGTAATCCACGACAAGATCATTTTTGCGCTTGTTGAACTCAGACACCATTGACGCTATCTGGCTCTCAGTTATTCTGAATTTTTTCCCTCTACCATCGGTGAAATCACCGAGGGGAACAATCTGGATTTCAGAGGGCACACCTTCTTCTACTTCCTGAACAGATATGAAATATTCAATGGGCATTGGAACGATCTCAATTAAAAGGTTTGGTTAAATAGTCTTCCAGTACCGCGTTTATTTCGACCAGGTCTTCGTCTTGTACGACCATGTAGGGGCGGGCTGGAATGGTTACTTTTTTATTGCGTCCGGCCTTCCCTCCGAATTGGTGGATCGCGGCATAGACTCTATTGGTTCCGATTGCGACCGAGTCGCGGTCAGCCTGCCAGTTGATCGAGTTCACAAGGTGACCGCCGGGACCGACCAGAATTTTACGGTTCAGCCTGCGCTCGCCGCGTTTGCTCAGAGCTCCTGACTTTTTGAAAAACTTGTTGCCTTTGCGGCGGGTTCCGCCTCGGCCTTCCA